AAGTAAAAGTAAAAAAATGAGTAACATGAAGAGATTAGTTATGAAATTAATGATTGCATTGCTGGTCAATGCGATTGTCGGAGGTTTGATAGCCTTAGCTGTAGGCGTTGCGCCCTGGATTGGTGCGGTGGCATTGAATGTGATTGCCATTGCCATAGGTGCATGTCTGCCCAAGGATACCCTGCGTGCAGGTGTCTTTACGGAAGTATGGACAGGTGAGTTGGTAAAATCGCTGCGCGGTGGACTGGAAGGATCATGGCTTGACGGTGTACCTGATCAGAGTACAATCGTCAACAATGACGTGATACACCTTGTAGAGGTTGGCGTAGACCCTGATGTCCTGATCAACAACACGACCTATCCGATACCTTCGCAGGCGCTTGAGGATAAGGATATCGCCGTGAAGTTGGATAAGTTCCAGACAAAGGTGACGCCTATCACCGACGATGAGCTCTATGCGGCAAGCTACGATAAGATGGCACGCGTAAAAGAGAGTCATGCCAACGCCTTGAACGACTCGAAGTTCACCAAGGCAGCTCATGCCCTCTGTGCACAGCAGGACAGTGCCAAGACTCCCATTCTGAAAACCACGGGCGAACGTGATGCCACGACAGGTCGCCTGCGTCTGACAATGGCTGACGTGGTGGCATTGAAAGCCGCGATGGATAAGTTGGGTGTGCCGGCAGAGAACCGCCGTTTGGTACTCTGTCCGGATCATGCAAACGACCTGCTGCTTGTCAGTCAGACCTTCCGCGAGCAGTATAATATTGACCGCGCTACGGGTAAAGTGGGTAAGCTCTACGGCTTCGATGTCTATGAGTATGCCAATACACCGCTCTACACGCAGGCAGGAAAGAAGAAGAACTTGGGCGTGGCTGCCGGGGACGGCGAGTTCAACTGCTCATTTGCATTCTACACTCCACGTGTGTTCAAGGCCACCGGTTCAACAAAAATGTATTACAGCGAGGCAGCAACCGACCCTGAGTATCAGCGCAACAAGATCAACTTTCGCCATTACTTCCTCTGTATGCCCAAGAAGGGAGATGCCGGCGTAGTGATGATGAGCGGATACAAGGCTTCTTAATCGTAAGAATTGAATGAGCAAGCCAATGCAATATCTCGTTATCCACTGCACGGCCACCCCCGAGGGGCGTGAGGTGAGCGCGGACGAAATACGCCGCTGGCACACTGCGCCCCCTCCTGCAGGCCGTGGTTGGAAACAGGTAGGCTATACAGACATGGTGCACTTGGACGGACGCGTGGAACGACTCGTTAATAACAACGAGGACGCTAATGTTGATCCATGGGAAGTGACCAACGGTGCTGCAGGCTATAACAGCGTGAGCCGACATATTGTGTATGTGGGGGGCTGCGACAAAGCAGGGAAGCCGAAGGATACGCGCACAGCAGAACAGCATGAGGCGTTGAAACGCTACGTCGAGGACTTTCACCGACGTTTCCCGCAGATCCGTATCGTTGGACATCATGAACTGAACCCAGGCAAGGCCTGCCCGAGTTTCGATGTCGGGAAGTGGCTGCGCTCGATAGGTATCCGACAAGTTTAACAATAAAAACAAACGACAATGGCAGAGACAATATTCCAAATCCTGCAATGGGCTATCCCTTCGGGCGGTATCGGTGCTGCCATTGCGTGGATTGCGAACCGCCGTTTAAGGACGGTGGAAGAAAAGAAAAAGGTGGAAGACACCTACAAGCAGATGTACGACATGGTGAGTGCAGAGCTTGTGGGGCTTCATAAACAAAACCGCATCAATTATGAGAAAATGGAAGAACTTCGCGGTGAGAACGACAAGACACGCCGTGCCCTCAACCGTCTCTCACGGGCTATCGAGGCTATCCAGCTCTGTCCTCATCGCGCTGCTTGCCCTGTCAGCGGTGAGCTGTCGCTCAGTGAAGACGGAGACAAGGGAAAGCCGCACAGAACACGTCAGCGCGGTGAAGGAAGCCGAACGGCAGACGAACATCCTCAAACGGTGGCAGCAGCGGGTGACGGTGCCCGAGTCACGGGTGACGCTAAGCGTAGCTGAAGACAGTCTTACCCTTCTGCCCGCAGGCGCAGGCTACACGGCCCGCCGAGGACAGGCGCATGTGAAAGTAAGCCGACGGCCCTCGACCGACAAGGGAAGCCCTGCACGGATTATCATCGAAGCCGGATGCGACAGTCTTGAGGTGCAGTGTGCACGCTACGAGCAGTGCATCGAAGAGATGCAGACGCAGCTGTCTGCGGCCGAACGTGCCTTGAGTACACAACAACAGAAAACTAAAGAGCGGCAGCCTATGGGCTTCACTGCATTGCTCTACGCCTTTATCGTCGGGGTGGCAGCCGGCATAGTATCAACAATTTTAATAAGGAAAAAGATATGGCAAAAAGTGTTTTAGACGGAACCAACCTCATTCTGAGCGTTGGTGGCAAGGCCCTCGGTTTCTCAACGGGCTGTAAGGTAAGCACATCGACCGAAACAGGTGAGCGCGTGACCAAGGAAGCCGCAAGCGGTAAGTGGAAGGAAAAGTATGTGAAGAGCTTTTCGGAGAGCATCTCCGCCGACGGCTGTGTGCTCACGGACGGTGATACGGATACCCCAACCTACGATCAGCTGAAGGACATGATGCTTGCAGGTGAGCCTGTTGATGGCGCTTACAACCTTCGTGACGGTGATAAGCGCACGGGAAAGGCAGCAGGCGGCTACAAGGGTAAGTATATCATAACTTCGTTGGAACTTGACGCTCAGGCCGGCGATGATGCAAAGTACAGCGTGAACCTGGAGAACTGCGGTAAGGTGGAGAAGCAGACGACTGGTCTGAGCGAAGCTGCAAAAGCTGGTGGTACAGGTCATTAATCATTCAATCAGGAAGCTATGAAGAAACAGATGCTGAAACTGACGGTCGGCGGCAAGGAATATCCCTGCCGCGTGACCATGGGCGCAATGATGCGTTTTAAGCACATGGTGGGTAAGGATGTGAGTGAGCTCAAGCAGACCGACATCCGAGAACTCGTACAGTTCATCTACTGCTGTGTGCAGAGTGCATGCAAGGCTGACGATGTGACCTTTGAAATGGACTTCGAAACCTTTGCAGACTCCCTGGAACCCGACAGCCTGAATACTTTCTATGCCCAGGTGGGCGATACCGAAAAAAAAACGACGGTGAAGGCTCGGGCGTAGGCATCGAAGAGCTGCAAGGAATAGCGTTGGGGTGCATGGGAATGAGTCTGGATGACTTCTGCCGGTGCACCCCTTCGGAGTTTCAGGCAGCCTGGCAGTCTTGGCATGAATGGCACGAGAATGAGCAGCACGGCGAGTGGGAACGCTTGCGCATGGCATGCCTCTGCATGCTGCAGCCTTATTCAAAGCATACGCTTTCGGCCGAAGACGTGATGCGGTTCCCCTGGGAGGAAGATACGAAAGGAAAGGAACGGGAAGATGTGAGCGAAGAAGAACTGAAGCGGCGCTATAGGGAGGCCAAGCGGGCCGCAGGATTGAAATAAAGAAAACGTTATTTGTGTTTCATCACACCGATGCAAAAGAGCAGGCCAAAGGTAATCACCACAAGGCAAACGGCTACGGTGAAGACCGAAGCAATGGGATGCTCACTGATGAGCCTAAAAACAGGTGTCCAATGAATCGCTGACATAAATAATATAAATTGGTTGTTGGGACAAAGATAATAAAAAAATAAGAAACAATGGCAAAAGAAGTCAGTTTTTTAATCAAGATACACGATGACGGCGGCGCAAAGCGCGTGACAGCTAATGCCGAAGAGGTGGGCCGTGTAATTCGCAGTGTACAGGACGAAGCGGAACGGTTGAAGCGTGACGTGCTTACATGGTCTGAAGCAGCGCAGGCCGTCGGTATACTGCAGAATTCGATAAATGAGCTGCGCGGCGTATTGCAGGATCTGACAGAGGCCTATCAGGTGCAGTTAGTGGCCGAGACACAGCTGGATACCATCATGCGTCAGCGCATGAACAGCACGGACGAAGAGATACAGCATGTCAAAGACCTGTGTTCTGCCCAGCAGGAATTAGGCGTCATCGGTGATGAAGTACAGCTCAGCGGTGCCCAGCAGATGGCAACTTTCCTGAAACAGAAAGAGAGCCTGGATGTGCTGATACCGGCCATGAACAACCTCATTGCCCAGCAGAACGGTCTCAATGCCACCAATCAGGATGCCGTGGGCATCGGCAACATGATGGGTAAGGCCATGCAGGGACAGACAGCCGTGCTGCAGCGTGTGGGTATCACCTTCGATGAAGCGCAGGAACGTGTGCTCAAGTATGGTACGGAGAGCGAACGTGCTGCAATGCTGGCGGAGGTGATTACGGCCAATGTGGGCAACATGAATGCAGAATTGGCCAAGACCGATGCCGGCAAGCAGAAGCAATTAGAGAACACGTTGGGGGATATCAAGGAAAAGCTTGGGAGCATGGTGCAGGGCGCGATGCCCTTTGTGACGATAGCTGCACAGACCATGATCTGCGTGGCCGGCTGCGTCAAGCTGATTACCTCCCTGCAGGCATTGAGTGCAGCATTCAGCCTGACAGCTGTCAAGGGGCTCGCCTTGGCCGTACATGAAAAGGTAGTGGCAACGGCACAGAACATCATGTCGGCAAGCGGGTACACAGCAGCTGGCGGCACGCTGGCACTGAGCGTTGCCGTGACCGCCCTGTATGCCGCACTCACTTTAGGAATTTCGGTTGTCATCACCGGACTGATAAGTCTGTTCGGTCTCATGGGTGATGAAGCCGAGGATACGGCTGAGAGCGTAGATCAGCTCAAGGAGAGCGAAGATGCTTTCAGCCGGGCATCGTCGGATGTGCGTGCAGAACTGGATTTAGAGATCAGCCGCCTTGCCTCGCTCATCCACAATCATGAGAATGCAGCCAAGAAAGTATCGGAACTGAACAAGAAGTACGGCGAGAGCTTCGGATATCACCGCACGGCGGCCGAATGGTACGATACGCTGATAGAGAAGAGCAAGGTCTACTGTGCACAGATGGGCTATGAGGCACAGGCAAAAGTACTGTCCTCACAGATAGCTGCAGCGCAGTTGGAGAAAGAAAGCAAGGAGGCTGAACGCCGTCAGTTGGGACAGCAGTTCTTAGACAAGAACGGCAGAAGCCACTACAACTGGGAAACCACGGACGGCGGCAGGGACTATTACGACCGATTGGGTGGCGAGATAGACACCCTGAACACGAAGATAGGTGGCTTGCAAACACGTTATGACTCCTGTATCTCACACATGATATCGGCACAGAAGCAGCTGGAGAGTTCACGCAAGTCGACGAAGCTTACAGGTGGCAACATGAACGATGCCACGACCGAGGAACTCAAGCAGGAGATTGAGGAAAAGCAGCAGGAAGTGGCCCGGCTGAAAGGCGATGCCACGGCTGAACGCCAACGCCTGAACAAGGAAATAGGCCGGATGCAGAAGGAGGTGAACCGTCGTGATGCCGTGAACAAACGCGAGCAAGGCGTTTCGACAGGGAAAAAGACTGGAAAGACGGCAGGCACTTCAAAGACAGGAAAGCCTGTGAAAGTCGCTAAAACCCTTGACGACGTGACCAGGAATGTTTCCTACTACGAGGCACAGCTGAAGAAGACCGATAAGGCTGACACCGCAAAAATACAGAAGCTCACCCGACTTATTGCGAAATACAAGGAATTAGGCGCAGTCATACAGGCCGAAATCGCCGAAGCAGGCCGTCCCAAGGAATTGGACACGCTGGGAAAGATAGATATGGAAATACAGCGCCAGCAGCAACTGCGCAAGAAAGCCGGCAAGAATCAGCTTACGGCCATAGACAGCGAAATCAAGCGTTTGAACGCGCTGGAAAAGCCACACTAATTTGACCCACCCTGTCAAGTATTTTAGACCCAGTAAGGTTAAAAT